CCAGCGTCAAAGTATTCCCTGCCGCGCATGGGGATTATTGCCGCCCATGGCTTAGAGTCAGTTGACCATGTAATAACTTCTTCGCCATAGGAATTCCGTGACGTTGAAGAAGGTTTTTGTATTGAAATTTGGTGTCGTAATTCGCCTGCGTTCATATTGTCCTATGATGTGAAATTGAAAACTTTATATTGTGCAAGAAGCTGCTCAGAAGCCAACGGGATTGAATAAACCTCAAACCTGACATTGGTATCTTCGCGCTGTTCATACCAATGGCCGACCATCAACTTAATAGCCTGCTTTATGCCCTCTGGAACTGCGCCGCGCTCATCAACTCCGGTCGAAGTTGAGCCACCAGTTGAATATCCGCATTTGAACTCAATAGAAATCGGGTTGATATCGTAAAGTGTCGCTGACGGCCAATCTGAATCATTTCTCAGACAAACGCGCCCAGGTTCGGAAACAATATCTGTATCCCAACTTGTCGAACCAAAGGTGGTACTATTGCCGGTCGAATCTTTATAAACTATGCCGGTTGTTGGAATGGACTGAGTAGGCGTGTAGGGCATTTCAAAACAGTATCCATCCGACCATTGGTCAAAATATACTTTCCACGTCTGAGGCATCAATTTGCGCCCTGTAATCGATTCTGCGCGTTGTCTTGCAACAATCTCAAGACTATCAAGCAAGGTATCTTCCAAGGTTGACGAAATACGCAAATGTGAACGGATTTCAGCCGTTGTAATTGGTTCGCCGGTTGCGGATGTCACCACAGATGTTTTTATCATTGTGAAAGCCTCACTGTGACCTTTCCAGATGTATAACCGCCGGTTTTAATCCCTGCTCTCATTTGACACTCATCTTCTGGAACTTGCCCAACATTGACACCATCATCGGTGAATGTGTCTGTGTCGTGAACTGTGCCGCCAGTGCTTGATTTTATGTATGTTACACCTGCCGTGCTGTTAAAAATACCTGGCATAATTCACCTTTTTAAATCCTGGCCCGTTTGGGATACGGGTGAAAGGAGGAAAGACCCGCCGGACCAGGAAACTTGTTGTTTATTTAGTACCCGGTTCTGAGCCTTGCGGGTACATTTTGGGCTGCTCACAGAACGACTTATCCCAATATTGCATGTCCTGTTGTGCGCCTATGAGTTGCATCCTTTCGTCACGAACCCGCTTTTCTTGCATATCCAAATTGTGCGCTCTTTGCATAAGCTCGTTTTTCCTTGCGTCAATCTTGCCGCGCATACCAGCCTCGCCCTCGTAGGGATAAAGCCACTGCGACTTCATAAGGTCAGACTCATCGGGGATAATGACTTTGATACCTGCACCCTCGGCCACGCCTATAAAATACTCACAAGACGGCCTTTGGTGTGCGTATTCAGCATCTTGCGCCATATCAACGCCGTAAATGTGTATCTCCTCGAAACCCTCATGGATTGCCATTGCAATTTCCCATGAAATCGAGTTTGTGAAATACCGCCTGAATTTTGACAGAATCAAATCTTTTGGCAACGGAATTGACCCTGGAACATCAGGTTCTTGTTTCTGCATGTAAATTGGGAACGTCTTTTGCGCCGCCAGCCAATCATGGTGTGAGTGGTCACGCTGGATATTCACATCATAAGACGACCTGGCGTGAAACTGAAACCAACGAGTGCAATGCGGCACAATTTCAGGAAACGCTATATAAAGCTGATTTAAGCCCCATATTTCCATATCCTTGTCGCCAAAGAAAGACGAAACCAAGCGCATTGACGCAGGGGCAAACCCCACAATCGCAACCTTCTTACGAGTGCGGGGTATGCCGCCCTTGACAATTAAATCCGTCCCGGTAATAATTCCTAAATTCTCCACGAGTTTTATTTCCGGTTTTACATCCTTTTTTTCCGTCATCGTTTTCTCCTTTCAAGAGATTGTGTGTTTTAGGTTGATGTGGCCGATGCCCATGCTATGGTTGATGCTGACATGACATACCACAATACGGATGACCCGCCGCGCAACAACAACGCTGGACCACTTAAATCAGAATCACCAACCGATGTGGGCGTGATGACCATAATGTTTCCACCGGCGGTTGAGCCGAAAAACACTGTGGACGCAGTTGATCCTTTAAGATATGTCAACCATGTTGAATTAAGGACAATCTGTTTTTCAACACCAGCGACAGGTGCGTCCAGTGTGAATGTTGCGGCAGCGGTAGCGGCCAAAACAGACAGACCATAGTTTGCAACCGTAAACGCCGTGGATAGGGTTTCAATTTTTGAATTTTTCAAAGTGCCAGAGACATTAACTGTTCCGGCGAGGGTCATTGACGAACCGGACTGTTGATCAAATAAAGAACCGGACTGCATTTCAAGCTCTCCACCAGATTCATACACCCGCTTCGTGCTTCCCTGCTCGTCATATATTACTGCATTGTAATCTGACATGACATGCTCCTTGGGGTTGCGGTGGCCGAATTAACGACCACCGCGCACGGATTAAGAGGAAGATGGAGAAATAATCATAGTGGAACCGGCAATGGTGGCCGAGTCCTGAAGCTCAGTAGAGCCAGGACGCCGCAAATTATACTTTATTGCCAGGATGTTGTTGACATTACCAGAGCTTGAACCTGTGATTGCGATTCGCATATAGCGCTCGGTTGGTTTAACGCAGTCAATAACTGCAATGCGGTTGTTGGTTCCGGCCACAAACTTTGTGGTTGACAGTGTGCCGCTTGCACTGGTCAATGTAGAAGTCGAAGCGGTTGACATCTGCGGAGTCACGGTCAAGGCGGCAGCCGCAAAGGTTGTAGAGCCACACACAATCCACATGACGCCATCACACCCCTCAAGGTCAATACGTTGGCTATTTACTGCGGTTGATTCTGCAACGGCAGTTAATGCGGATATGATATCCACGTTTTCAATCAAATTCATTTTAAAACCTCCTATTATGCCAAAGTCACACGAACAAAGGCGTTTTCATCAACTGGCATGCCATCTGTTTTTTTGCGTCCGATGTAGCCGTTTTGGTTTGTTTCCGCGTAGAGTTCTTCCAAAACCTGAATCAACATGTCTAGAGCATCGACTATCCAATACTGTTTCCAATCTGCCAATATGCCAACATAGAGGCCGGTTGTGAAAGTGTTAGGGACATATTCGGACTCATCCAGGGGATAACCAAGAATGGAAGCAGGCTCGCCAGCTTGCAGGCCCATCTGCCAGAGGTACTGACCATTTCCGTCTTTGAGTTTACGGATCATTTTGACTGCATCACGATGGAAAGCCCAACGACAGCCGACACGATACTGAGCCTTAAGTGCGTAGATAGCATCCACAAGGCCATCAGCCTTAATGGCGGTTATTGTGTTGTTTGTTGCCACATCACGACTTGTTGAAATACCGTTATTGCTTGCGGTGAAAACACCCAGTGGCTTATTGACGCCATCACCATTAAGAAAGGCATTTTCCTCGACAGTGCCAAACTTATACGCAAGCCTGGAACGGACAAGAGCATCAATACCAATACTTGAAACCTGGATAAAGTCTTTTGAAACCTTGATACGTTTTGCCAAAGGATGTGGCGTTAATGAACGGGCATCAAAACTCATGGTCGAATCTTCATCGCCGGTTTTAATTTCTGCGGTCCAAATAGGATCGGCGGGGTCATTATCAAGGGCTGGATAACCAACGCTTGCGGCCTTCTTCAATGGAATAACGGTTGCGTGTGGGCGCACGAAAACCATATTGTCGAGTTCCATAATCAAGTCGGCTATAAACTTAGTGGCAACAGTAAACCCGCCCTGTGTGTCGGAATCGGCCTGCAACGTCCTCAATTGGCCATCGTTTAGGTCACGCCGCCCACCTATGAGGAACTGAGAAAAAGCATCCCTGTAATCATCTGATGCCCTGCCAGTTTTGCGGTTTTCTTTTCCGTCATCGCCGTCATCGCCTGCACCTGGCTTAATTGCCTGGTTCGCAGGGTCGGCAAGCCATGCCTCACGCTCTTCAAGCTTGGCGTTTCTGGCTGCTTTGGCTGCATCGGCTTTTTCAGCGTCAGCAACATCTTTGCCAATCACATCAAAGTCAGCTTCCATTTTGTTGTATTTTTCGCTCTCATCGTCAGTCATGGCACGGTCTTCTTTGCCTGCGAGGTCATTTAACTCTCGCATATCAGTGACCAACTTGGCCTGTTTTTCCTTCATGTCAGATATTAACACTGTTTTTACTCCGTTTTTTGTGTTTTTTCCAAAAGTGATAGCCGCCTTATCCGATTAACCTCACGATGCGTTGGCTTCGGTGGTTTGTTCGGGTCCGGTTCATCATCGGATGTGCCGGATTCAAGTTCTTTTTTCTTTATATCTTCGCGCCACTCGTCTAATGAGCGTGTGGCGACCGTTGTGTCTGGATATGCAGGATATGTCACCGGAGAGACATCAAAAACGTCAACCTTTAAAAGTGTTCTGATATCTTCATCATCTTTGACTTCCCATTTGTCGTCCAGGGTGCGAAATCCAAAAGACTGTTGCGTAACATCGCCGCGCTCTATGGAAACTAAAAGGTCTCTGGCCCATTGCGTGTCAGGAGGCGTTACTGTCATTAAAAGGCCGCGATTGTCCTCTTTTAAATCAAGTGTGCCCGACTTTGTGCGCCCAAGGACAAAGTTGCTATCATGGTTCCACAACGCCCTGACGTCACCATCTTTAATGGAGTCCTTGAATGCGCCAGGTTTTATTTTTTCCCTGAAACCGCCAAGGTTTTCAGACAGCTTGTTAAAAACTGCCGCGTAACCTGTAATCTTTGCCGCTTCGCCATCCGCACGAATAGTTCGCAATTCTGTTGCATCAATTTCAAGTGTTCTTACCTCTTTTTTATTTTTCATTTTTGCCTCGTTTATTTTGAAGATATAAAACAGTCACATCCCTTATGTAGGGGCGGGTGCTTTTTTAATCCGCGAATAATCATAGGTCCGTCTTTGGCTGCGGCAGGTTCAAACTCTGTTCCAGCTTCTAAAAATGCACCGCCTGACTTTATGCTGCGCCCGTCAAGCTCTTTGCAATAAGGGCAAGTCTTTGGGCCACGTATGCGCCAAAATGTTTGGAGTCCAGCACCCCAAAACACGGCTTGAGCAACAGCATTGCTTTCTCGCTCTGTTTCCCTGGTGCTTATCTTTTCGGCCCTGGTTTCTTTCCACTCAGACACCCTTGTTTCAATTTCGGCCTGAGCATCTTCTTTGTTGTCTCGAATTAAGGCGTTAATCTGGTTGACGGATGAACTTGTGTGCCTATTCACATATCCGTCTATATAATCATCAACCAAGGCGTTTAATTCAGGCGTAATTTCTGGAGTTTCGCTAATCTCTGAAAACGCTTCTGTCTGGATTTGTGAGGCGTAGGCACGAAAAACCGGACCCATGATATTTCTTATCTTTTCTGGGAAGTCACCGCCGTAAAAATCATCAAGCCATTTTTCAAAAGTTACTTGGCTTCTTAGGTGCTTTTTTGTGGCCTTAGCAACTGCGTTTGACTCCATGTTGACAATGCGTGTTGCAGCATCGGCAAACAACGGGATAAATGCGGCCCTAATCCGGTCCCGGCCCTCTGGTGGTTTAACGTATTTGCGTTCGGCGCCGGAGCGCAGGCTTTTAGGTGTGTCACCAACGCCGCCAGGTTCTTTGTCACTTTCAATCTGCTTATCAACAACCTCGTCAAGCCTATCAGCCGGAACCATATTCATTGGCACTAAATATGTGTCGCCGTCCTCGATAGCGTTCATGTTTTCTTTTCTAAGGATATCATTTACAGACAACCAGCCGCCACTTCTACCAACCGAATAACCTTCATACCTGGATTTGAAGTCTCCACGGAGCAGGCCATCAACATTATGCTCAAAGAAATATCTTTTACGTTGTTTGTCTGTCAGGAGTTGCAAGTTTAGGTTTTGCTCAACCCGGACCAACCATGGAGCAAGGCAAAACTTGACAAAATTAAGACTAGATTCTTCAATATTGGAAAAGGTAGCCCGTTCTAAATCCTGAATCATGTGTGGGGGCACGTTGAAAAATCTTGCGATCTCAACCACCTGAAACTTGCGTGTTTCAAGAAATTGTGCGTCATTATTTGGAATACCAAACTGCTTGAGCGTCATACCCTCTTCAAGCACAGCCATTCGGTGTGAATTTGTAAGTCCGCCGTATGTTTTTGACCATGATTCTTTGAGCCGCGAAACTGCCTTGTCATCAAGCCTATTGGGATGTTCAAGAATTATTCCTGGCCGTGCGCCATTGCCAAAAAACCTTGCACCATGTTCTTGTGTGGCAAGTCCAAGGCCGATAGCGTCACGGGCTTTTGAAATTGGCGTATATCCATGGACTCCATCAAAAGACAGCCCGGGGATGTGCAAAACCTCACGTCTTGGCAAAACAATTTCCTTACCACTTGGCAGGGTGTACCTATATCGAAGTTCACCGCCAACACGTTTGACCTCCATCTTATCAGGACGCAAAGGCCAAAGCTCTATGACATCACCGGCGTTATTTCGCACTATATTAGAATACCAGTCACCATAACCGACCATGTGGGCCATGGATGTTTCGCGGTAATTCATGGACGCCATTTCAGAATTGGGTTTTGCGTGAACAACGTCATACAAAGGTTTGTCGTCTGCTTTTTCCTTGCCGTTTTCGGTTCTTTTAAATAATTGCAATGGCAGGGCCGCAGGGTTTTCAGACAATATGCGAATACAGGCCCACACAGCCGTCATTGTTAAAGCTGTTTGCTCATTTACGGTCATTCCAGCTGCCGATTCATCACCGCCCGACATTCTCAATAACCAATCAGACGGATTTGACGGATGCGAGCGTCTTTCGATCAAATTTCCAAGGAAACCCATAGATTATTTTCGTCCTATGACGCCAAGAATCAACAAAATCGCGCCTACCGTAATTAGCGAAACGTGCGGTTTCCACATCCATACACCAACTCCAACCATGCCAAGGCCAGAGGTGGCAAGAATTTCAGCCGCGCCGATTTGACTTCTAAGCTTTTCTATCAATGGTTTTGTCTCTGTGGTGTTCTAAAAACATAATAAAAAGAAGAAAAACTGGAATAAAACAGGAGGAAAAGATTAAATAAGTTAAAATTATGACATTCTTTATTTTAGTCACTTAAAACTTGTCATATAACCGCCAATCCACGTTCATTATAAACGCTTTCATGGTTTAATTCTTTAAATAACGCACTCAGAGCCATTATAGTAGCAACAACGCCGTCAATCTTGTTTTCTTCACGTTCTTTTCGTGGATAGATGTTATCTTTGGCGTCACGGTGGCAAACCACGTTTGAAATCATCCAGGTCATAACCGGGTCGGCATCGTGATGCCATCTTTTTGACAAAACCAACGCCTCAAGCTCTTTCATGGCCTCAGAGAAGTTTAAAACTGTCGGCCTGACCTCAACCATGGGGAAACCCTCTTGTAAAAGCTCAACCGATAGCTGTGTGGCCTGAAAAGGGTCATAA